CGTTGGTCTATCGTGAGTTGCATACGTGCGCTCAAATTTAAAACCATCAAGCACGCATTGACGATGTCGAAAGTTAAAGACGACGTTGCTAATGTGGGTGTGGGTGCGGCTGCCAAGCCGCGCCCGCGGGGGGTGCGTTGTGACGACCCCCGCAAGAAAGAGCTGGTGCGAGTTGCGAAGACAGTCAACTCGTGGTCGGTCGCCGATGAGTGCAAGAAAGAGGAGGTCAAAGACGACCGTCCCATCTTGAAGGTGCATTTTGCCATGACGGGCGAGATGGCCACTTATGCGGCGTCGACGTATCCAGGCTTTCGTGTTGTTTCTGTGTCGCCTAACAGCTACGACCATGGCCGCAGTGCCTTGGATCGTATCGCCGTCGCCCACTTTCTAGTTAATGGGCTGAACGACGAGATTGGGAACCCGAGCGGTTCTCCGATTGCTGAGCTACACGGTTTGAAATATCGGAAACTGAGCAACTTTGACACCAAGAATACTGTACATTCTTTTGGTGGTCACAAGTCGCAGTTCGCGAGCATTGAGGAAATGATGTCGGACGGATTTCCTCGCCCGGTCTACATGATTGGCTTCAACATGTACGATTTTAAGCCCACTCAAAACAATTGGTGGCAAATCGGCAAGGAGCTGCTCAAGACCGTCATGCGTCGCGGATTGTTTGCTTACGTTCCCACGGAATTCGCGCTTGAGGCGCCCGAGAATCACGAGATTGCTGGCACGCTGGAGGCTGCCGGTACTGTTCTCGTGCGGGTCGCTAACACCCACTACCGTGACACGGACAACACTTGGATGAAGAATCCAGGTCGCGTTTTGGTCGCTGAGAGTGGCATGGGGGGGGGTTTCCCTTTCCGTGAAGAGCGGTTCGTCATCGATTGGCAGACGCTCCCCGTTAAGTGTGGGAGTTTTCGTGTCCTCGAGGTGTGGATCACCGAAGAGAGTAAGGCTGATGTTGGGTTGGATGTCGTTAGCGACGAGAACGTAGTTGCTATCGAACAACTCATCAATGATGGGACCAACCTGTCCGGCAAGCTCATCGGTGTTTCGGTTGACGTGGCCAGTGAGGCTAGTGTTAACAACGGGATTGTCACGGTCAAGAGCGACGCCCAGGGGTTTGTGCAAGTTAAAGCAGACTTCGTGGGGAAAATCGCGCGCAAGGCCTTGTTGATCCGGGATTTGGGCAATGATGCTGCCCGAATGCAACTGGAGCGCTTCGCGCTGTCGATCGGAGAAGCATCGGCGGCGCAGATCACAGTTGCTGTCGCGTTGGCGCGCATAGCCGCGGCTCGTTTGAGTTTGGCTGGCAGTTTGCTTACCAACGACGAGGACACCCAGAAGTTGTTTGACATGGCCCGTAAGGCGCGTGCAGCTATCACCATGCGGGAGAAGGTGGACCAAATGGGTTGGCAATGGGTTCCAGAGATGATTCGCTGGTTGGCTGTTGTTCTGTTTGGTTCCGCTGGTATCTTGTTTAACGAACCGTTTTTGTTGTTCTTGGCCGCCGTCATGTACTTTTTGCCGGTGCCTGGAATTTATGCGTTTTTTGGTTTGTCGTGCGTTATTTTCTTGTTGTTTGTCAGCATTGCCGCCAGTCATTACATGAAGGGCGATTTTGCTGCGAAGGACGGGAAGTACGCTTTCAAACCGGTTAACGGGGACGTGAGAGTTGTCGGTAGCATCAAGGGTGAATACCCTCAGTTGCCCGAGGACCCCACTCCCAACGCGGAGTACATATTTTCGAACAAAGAGACGATGCGGAAATCCGCAGCCGGTGTCGATTTTGTAAGTGCGAAACGAGTTTTCTGCTTATATTTTGGCGCCTTGTGCGAGAAACCGATCGAGGGTGAGCTAAGAGACGGGACGACTATCACGCAGGTTCGTGAGACGAAGTTCGAGTCGCAAAGCCCCTCGATGGCTTTCGTCGGTATACAGGTGGCGACTGCGCCGCACGTTTATGCCGTGAGCACATCGAATGAAGAGAAAGTGCTAAGGATGCGCGCTTTCGCTAAGAAAGGGGTGGTGAACCAAACTTCAATGTTTATGTTCAAAACCTGGGTCGAGGCGAACTTTTTGTCGATCTTCAACTTGCAAGGGAATTACACTGTCGTCGCCGATGACGAAGCGTGGTTTTCACAGTTGGAGCCGAAGAAGGCAGCTATCTACGCCAAGCACGACGCTCAGCGCGTTGACTTGACGAAAGGTGAGTTGCAGCGTGACTCGTTCACGAAGCTTGAGATGGTGATGAAGAATCACCACGAGAAAGTCGGTCGGCTAGTCCAAGGAGCCTCCGCCAGCGTTAATCGGTTGGTGGGGCCATGGGTCAGCAGATTCTCAGCCGTGCTGCACATTCTGTGGCATCACAACCACAGGGTTTTCTTCAACGGGTCTGTGGACGCTGAAACGGAGGGGGACCGGTTTGAACAACTGGTCGAGGGGGGGAACAGATGGGCCGATGGGGACTTTTCGGGCTTCGATTCTACGCAATCGGCCGAGATGTTCGAAGTCCTGCATTACGTTTACGAACGTTTTGGTGCCCCCCCCCACGTGATGAAGATATTGCGTGCTCAAGTTTCAAAGCTTGGATACACGCGTGCAGGTTTCCGCTACACAGCGGTGGGCACGCGTGCTTCCGGGGATCAGGATACATTGGTTGGGAACGGTATTGTTAATACTCTGACCAACCTTTGGGCCTGGTGTGTGGCTAACGGGCGTTTGGAAGACCCCGTTATGCCGTTCTCAAAAGAAGAATTGGACGAGGCTTTGTACTTGTACGAACCGCGTTCAACTCGCACAGTCGATCTGTACGAGCCGGATGAAACTCTTATCAACTTGGTCCTCGCCGACGTGAGAGACGCTGTTGTTAAGCCGTCTGTTACTTCTTTGGTGGATTTGATGGCCCAGATGGGCCGCGGGGACGGAGTTGAGCGCAGCATGTTTTATATTGAGCATTGCGGCGATGACAACTTACTGTTTTATGATCCCTCCAAATCGTTGGCCAGGCAAGCTTCGCTCATATGCGAGTTGGGCATGGTCAACAATATCAAGTCCGCTGAGCACCCGGAAATCTGCTCTTCCTTGTTTTGGCCGACGATAGTCAATGGGCGTAAAGCCTTTGTGTTGTCGGCCAAACCCGGTAGATTGGCCGTTAAACTCGGATTTATTAGCAAGCCCGTGGGTAAGCTGATGATGCACGAGTTGGCCAGTAAAATCTACGGCACTCTGGTGGACTGCCATCATGTCCCGTTTCTGAGTCAGCTCCTGATTAAGTATCTGGAGCTGATCCCCGGGGATTTGGCCGTTAAAGCGCTTTACCATAAATATAAGGCGCACGCTAGGGAAAAGTACCCCGTTACCGATGACGGCATCGTGATGTTTTGTGAACGTTACGGTGTTAGCAGGGCGGAGTACGACGACTTGGTCAGTGGGCTAGACACTATCAAGTCGTTGCCGTGGGACTACCGACACCCGGTGTTCGACAGGCTGTACGAGGTCGATAACGATATGGAGTTTTAATCGATCCGTACAGCCTGCAACGCGACCTCAAAATATATTGATACATACGCGTTTAGGGTGGGGCATTGAGCGCTCCAAAACGGCGACTGGCCCACGAGACGGGCCAACTATCATCGGTAGTTTGTCAACCATATCGAGTGAAACTGATGCCAAAGAAGAACGGCAAGAAGCAGATCGTGGTTTACCAAGCGAAGCAAGGCCAGCAGGCTCAGCGCAAGAAGTCGAATCAACCGTCGAAGCGGCTGTCGAATCGTGCTTTTGCGCCGTCCTCCGCGCTTTTGTCGTACGCTTCCGCCTTGATGCGTCCCTTTTCTAGGGAGGCGTTGGGCGCTCGCATACCGGATTTGTATTCATATCCGACCGCGACGTACCACTGTCAGGGGACCGTTACGCTTTCCAGCAACGCTGCTGGTATTGCGTCGGTCGCCCTGTTTCCGGATCCGTACTGCACCATGATCGACATGACCAGCAGTTCGGTGACGTCGTCGTCGATGGCGCAATACGGCAACTCACCTACGGTGTATGCGGGTTCAACCCTCGCAAACATGCAGGCGGTGTTGTCGAATTTTCGCGTTGTCGGCGGTGGCGTCAAAGTGCGCAACTTGTTGCCACCCACGACGGCCACCGGGCGCATTATTTGCGCCACGGTGCCTATGGCCGACGTGGTTCCGGGCCCTGCAACTTTGACCAACACCGTTATGCTTAACGGTGTGGCCGGTTCCCGTGCAACCGGCTTGATTCTTGGCACTTCGACTGTGACGACCGGCCTTCCGGCTGGTATTTTGCAGTTTCCGGGTGCGCAGGAAAACACCATCCAGAACTTGATTACCGGCAGTTTGGACGTCAACTTTAAGCCAATTACAGCTGACAGTGCCTTCTTCCGTTCAACTAACAACGTCACGCAGGCTTCCAGTTTTGCTGGGAGTGCGTTGGTTCAGGGCTATGCCACGAACCTCAACGCGAGCACGGGTGCCGTCGGTTCAGCCGGCGACACCTTTGCTTCTACTGAACCCACCGGCTACGACTGCATCTTGCTGCGGTTCGAAGGCTTGCCGCCCAGCACTGTTTGCGCTGATCTGCAGTACATCCTCCATTATGAAGGCACCCCGGCTTTGTTGTCGGCGAGTGGTTCCTTGGCCCCGGCCATCGACATCATTCCCGTCGTCAACACGCAGGGTCATGCCAAAGTTTTGGATGCGGCGCTGAGTCAGCCCAGCATCAGTATTGGCAGCGCCCTGGTTTCCGGGGCGGTGGGATTCATCAAAGGCGGCCCCATGGGCGCCATTGACGCCGTGATGGCGAAGTTGGGGATGACGCTGTAACAATCTCCGTTTAAAGGGTTCCTGGGTGCCCCAAACCCAGGCGCTATCACCATGGTGTCACATGGTGGGCCCC